TTTAGCGCTGAATGCACGGATGTGCTGAAGGCTTTAAGTAGCCTGGTGTGGGATGAAAAGAAAAAAGACATCCCGGAGGATAAGAACATAAACAACTGTAACGACTGGTATGACGCGCTTTGTTATACCTTTTTAGATTTCATAGAATTTATAGACCTTAGGAGGTAACGGATGGATAAAGCGGAATTGCAATCACCAGCCTTTCAGAAATTGAAAGAACTGGGAATAAACTATAACCAGCGCGCTGCAAATGTAATCAAGAATTGCTACGACTGGTACTCCAATAACGATGTGGATGGTTTCCATTCGCGGACTAACTTGAATGGTGTAACTGTAGAAGTTGCACAGTTGGGCTTTGCAAAGCGCCTTTGCGCTGACAATGCTAATCTGTGTGAAATTGTAGAAGTTAACGCAGGTGAAAGCAAATCAAAGTTTGAAGGCGTGCTAAAACTCTTACGGGCTAATAAGTTCGGGAAGATGTACAGAAAGCAGCTAGAGGAAATGGCTGCAACAGGTACAGTCGGCGCATACGTCAGACTTGAAGGTGCAGAAATCTACGACGACGGTAAGGTCAGAGGTGGAGACATCAAAATTAACTACGTGTCCTCTAATTGCATCGTGCCGATTAGAGTCGAGAATGACGAGATTATCGATTGCGCATTCTTAGGTAGTGGATATCTGAATGGTGCGCAGTTAACAACGTTGGTAGTCTTCAGAAAGCAAGACGACAAGTACACAGCAGAATCGTACTACTTCAATGAAAACAACGAATTGACAGATAAGGCTACAAGGCTGCAGCTTGGTGAGGTTAAGCCGTTTGCAATCATGCGTACGGCAGAGGTAAACAACTTCGATGGCATGCAGGGCTATGGCTATCCAAAACTGTACACAGCAATTCCATTCTTAAAAACAATCGACCTATGCTATTCTGTGCTATTCGGTGACTTGGATAAGGGCCAGAAACTTTTATTCATCAACGAAATTATGGCAAGCATGCAGAAGGACCAAAACGGAAACAGTTTCCTAACGCAGGAGCAGAAGAAACTCTTTATCTTGCTGGGTGAAAAGTTGCCTGAGCAGAAGGAACTCATCTACGAGTACAATCCAGAAATTAGAACTGCACAAATCAAGGAAGTGTTTAATCTGTGCTTGAGTCTTCTATCACTTTCATTCGGTTATGGCTCCAAGAAATACCAACTGGAAAGCGGTGAGATTAAGACAGCAACCGAATACGTAGGCCAGCGCCAAGACTCCATGCAGGAGCTGAATAAGCAACGCACAGAATCAATCGACTACATCACTGATTTAGTACACGCGTTAATCTGGTTTCACAATACCTTTAGTGGTGAATCAGAGTGGTCAACAGACGAAGAAATCCTAGTAGAGTTCGACGATAGCTACGTTACGGATAAAGCGACAGAGCTAGAGAGTTGGCGCAACGATGCATTGAGCTTTCCAGATGTGTTGGAATTCAAAATTCAGTACATTATGAAGCGATTAAATTGTGAACATGAAGAAGCAGTCAAGTACTTAAGCACAACAACCCAGGATGACAATACAGACCTAGAGGACTAGCCTATGCTATCTGAAGAACAGATTGAACTGTTAGGTGATAAGTACTTAGTAGGTTTATATCAAGATTTAGAACGCGAGGTACTACAGGATATCGCACGTAGAGTTAGAAAGACAGAACGCCTAACAGAAACGGCTGAGATCATGGCCAAGTCAATGCGTGAGAACGGGTACAGCGCAGCCGAAATCCATGCGGAAGTCATGAAGAAGCTGAACGCTACTCCAGCATATAGACGCATGATCGCAGAGAACACTTATGCATACAAGCAAGAAATAAAGCAGAAGATAGCGGAAACGGTCAAAGAAGCAAAAGAGGCTGGAGATAAGTTAATTGGCGAAGCTGGTGAGATGGCCTTCAACGAAGATTTATCTATGTGGGAACAGGGCGGTGTGAATCTGAAGCAACCGAACTCAATGAAGCAAATCACGGATGGATTTAAGGCTCAAGCAAAGGAAGGTCTTAAGAACATTACAGGCACGACAGCATTCAAGAGCCCACTGCTAGGAACGGTTAAAACGGCCGAAGCATATCAAAGGTCGCTCGACCTGGCATTGCTTAAAGTGTCGACTGGAACATACAGTTACAAACAAGCATGTGATGACGTGATAAAAGAGTTCACCAGAAGTGGACTACGCACGGTGGACTACGCAAGCGGCCGAACCTATCAAGTCGATACAGCTGTACGCATGATCGTGCGCACATCTACCGCGCAGCTAGCAGGAAAGATAACGGAAGCAAACTGCAAGACTACAGGACAAGACTTGGTCATCATCAGTCAGCACATGGGCAGCAGAGATACACATGCTGGTTTTCAAAATAAAGTGTTCTCAATGTCTGGTAAATCTAAAAAATACCCAGATATCCATGCTCCACTTGGCGAAGGATGCGCATATGGTAGACCGGAAGGCTTGCAAGGACCGAACTGTACTCACATGTTCTATCCGTTCTGGGAAGGTATTAGTGAAATCCCTGAACCGCTGAAAGAGCCTGATCCAGTAGAGTACAAAGGCAGAACCTACACACGCTACGAAGCCACTCAACAGATGCGTGCTATGGAACGCGAAATAAGAGCGTTAAAGCGTGAAAAGTATGTGGCCGATGAAAGTGTCGACCGTAATCAAATCGCCGCACAGATACGCGCAAATAAGGCTGAGTACATGCGATTCAGTGAAGCAATGAATCTCAAGCCTAAAGAAAACAGATTGCTGGTCGGTGGTGAGCGGAGTAAGTGGCAAAATATGCTTAATGAACTCAGTCAGCACAAGAAAGGCAATAAGGTCCTTATCACTGATGTAGCAATTCAGAAGGTAAAGCACGTGCGGCCTAACTACATGACTGACGAACAGGCTGAAATGCTAGCACAAGCTCATCGTGAATTGCTTAAATTTTCTTTGATTCATAACAATAGTAACGAGGTGGCTCAAATCATTTCTGTCAACAAGGCTATACAGACTTCCTATATGGCAGGTGACATGGATTCTATAAATGTGGAGGCGAATACAGATATGTACCATTTGCTTAGAACATCAGAACCGCAAAGCTTAGAATTATTACACAACCATCCTGGTCTCTCTTATTTTTCCATGCAAGATATACGATTCTTTTTGAAATACGACAGCATCAAAACAATGACAATCGTAACCAATAAAGGAAATGTGTGGTATATGACCAAGAATGAGAATTATGATAGAAAAGGCGTATATGACTTAATGGGCTCAATTTTTAGTGAAAACTCCCTTCTAACGAAAGTGCCCTCTAATTGGGGTGCTTTTCCTTTTGTGGGTTTTGAATTGATACATTTTAAGCTATAATCTAAATAGATATTGGGCATTTTGACCGCACGAAAAGTATACTTTCAACTAAAAATTTTTTGAATTTCTCTTGAAAGCTCCCTTTGAATATAAAGAGATGGTGCTGTCAGTGCCTGATGCTAATGGAGGATAGGTGTTAGATCAACTGCCTTGGGTGGAATGGAATGTAGGCGGTTTAGTTCTAACACCTTTTCATTTAGTACTAGCTTGGCAATGATGTAGGGTGATTGGTAATTTAACTTCCTACGTACATAATTGTTTACCTGATTTGATACGAAATTGATGTCGTGTTTTGTAAGTCCGTTCATACTGTATCCTTTTGGAATCTTCTCTCTGAAGTGCTCATGGTTCTTTTCACATTTACCTTTGTCATCAGAGCGCCTAGGTCTTGCGAAATAGATACTAATGAGTTTCTCTCCCGTTTCTGGGTCTGTCTCAAGCGATAGTGGGTCATGGAACTCAGTGCCATTATCGGTGAGTATGATAGTAAATGTTTCTCTGAATAGTTCGATACCCAAGAAAGTTTTTATAGTATCGAATAGATACATTACCTCAAACATGTTCTTGTGTCGTAAGAGAAAATATAACTGAAGATTGGAACGTCTGTGTAACAGGCTCAGTACACACTTCTCATCGCTCTCTTTTTTCCCGATAATCGTATCCATTTCCCATACGTTTACATCCGGTCCTGCTGTTTCTAGGGCTGCTAGGAAGTCCTCGTATTTGCGACCTTCGAGGAAATCATAGTCAATCGATATAGGATGATGCCTTGAAGAACTTCGCTGTGTATATCGTACCTGACGTTTTAGGTCGATGTTTGCGATTCCTGGAATCTGGTGATAACGAATGTATCTGTATGCAGTAGAGGTAGATATATTCAGGTCGTTAGTATGGATGATTGTATCGATGGATTGTTTTTTAGGAATATTATTTTGAAATGCCTCCACGATAGATTTCATTTCTGCTTCGCTCTTGCGAGGGCCAGACCTCCATTCTAATTTGTCTTGCGTATATTTGTCCTGTGCTATTCGTGCTATATAGAAGTACTTGGGAAGATGGCATTTATGTATGTCTGGACAACCTGAACAGACATAAGGGAATCGCTCTATTCTCTCGCAAACGGGATATGAGACGAATTCATCACATAGCTTGTTGCAGTCCTTGTGTTTACAAGACTTACAATCACCGCTTATGCAATATGTGCATAGGCGATGTTTCTTACAAGAATCTTGCCTACCACATTTGTTTGTCTTATTCGAGTGGATACGTACAACCCTGTGTGCTTTGATTTCTTCACGTACGCATTTCGGTGAATGATTGATAGAAAGTGCTATCTGTTTTAGTTTGATGTCGGAATGATTCAATAGAACTTCTATAGATTTACGTTCTTCTAAAGATAGATGTTTATAACCGCTGGCAACCATATGATTGCCTCCTTTCTAGAAACTGCCAGCACCATCTCTAAAGACATCATATTAAAAAAGGGAACCTTCACCAACAATAAAATCAAAAGAGGAACTTTCAAAAATAATTGAGGTATGACTTAATGGGGTCTCTTACTAAAGAAAAAAATGTGGATTACGATGAAGTTGTTGAAAAATTCTTAAAACAATCGTACAATCTAGGTATAGAAAGGAATTGATACCATGCTTGATGGCGAAGAACTAACAATGGAAGAGTATCATAAGTTGTTCATGGACGATTTAAGGCAACATGAAGCCGAAGAGCAAATGGCCAACTCCAAAACAACTGATGATAAATAGCAAGCACTCTAAGTAGGGTGCTTTTTTAGTTAGTTGATTAAGACACTTCGATAAGAGGTGTCTTTTTCATATATCCCACACCGAAGAAGGTTCGGTATAGAAAAAACTTAAGGAGGAAAAAATGAAGGATTTTAAAGAGATTCTAAAACAAGCTGGAATTGCTGTAACAGACGATCAGCTAGCGACCATCGAAACAGAAATGAAGGCAAACTACAAGCCGATAGCAGACTACAACAAGCAAAAAGAAAAGTTGGATGCATCGGATGAAAAAGTTAAGACGTTGACTGCATCACTTGATAAATTCAAGGATGTAGATCCAACAGCCTTAACACAAACGATTGAAGACCTTAAAGGTCAACTAACTCAAAAGGATGCAGAATTTGCACAGAGATTAGCAGACCGCGACTTCGATGATTTGATTAACACGAATATCAACACACTAAAGGGCAAAAATGCCAAAGCAATCAAGGCTTTACTTGACGTTGACACATTAAAGCAATCAAAGAATCAGGCCGAAGACATTAAGACAGCGCTAGAAGCCTTACAGAAGGCTGAAGACTCTGCCTTTTTATTTGAAACGGTACAGCCACAACCGCAAGGCACATTCAATCCAATCGGTGGAATTTCGACTCCGCCAGCGCCATCTAACTATTTAGATGAGCAGTATAAGAACAACCCATTCTATAAAGGGTAGAAAGAGGAAATTAAAATATGGCAGTTATTTATGGACAGATTCACGTAGATGAAAAATACAAGGCAACACTAGAACCAAACCTTTATCACAAAACACCATTCGCAGATGGTAGAACATTTACATCAAAATATGAAGAAGGCGCAGCAGGCGGAATCTTCGTTCGCAAGTTAGGCACTTCAGCAGTTGAAGTAGGCACACCAGGTCGCGACTTCGTGGATGAAGCGTCTAGAGATGACTTAATCCCGGTTGTATTCAATAACAACTATCAGAAGTCAAAGAAGATCTATGGCGTACAGGCTGCAGCAGTCTCTACACCATTGGCAAATGAATCCTTAAAGGTGGCAAATGAAGAAGTTTCTGAAAGCTGGACTTTATCTGGCTTAGCATGCTTAATCAACGAAGGTAAGGCAGCTACAGCAACAGATGCTATCACAGCTAAGACTGTTAAACAGGCAGTTATCGCAGTTCGTAAGGAAATCGTAGCTGCTAAGGGTTCCGCAGACGTTGTACTCTGCTCACCAGAGTTATACGCAGCAATCCTAGAGCAGGCAGGCTCCGAATTCGTACCACAATCAAACGAATACACAAACGCTACTGGCCAGATTGGCAAGTGGTTAGGTTGCACATTCTACGAAGTTTCTGCATTAGCTGAAACACAGGGTAAGTACTACGACTCCGCTAATGCATTGAAGACTGTTCCATTTGCAAAGGTAGACTTCATCATGTACAACCACGAAGCGCTATCAATCATCCCTAACTTCTCTGTCGCACGTATTGTTGACTCTGAGAACTTTGCTGGATCCAAAGCACAGGTTGAATTGAACTCTGCGTTCAAGGTTACTAACCAGGCTTTAGTACGTGTTCGCAAGCACGTTTAATCAATAGATTAACAGAAGGGAGTGGAACATATGAGCCTACTAACATGGGAGCGTTATCGCTCCCTTCATGACATTGTTTCTGAAGATAAATTCGATAAAGCGGAAAAGCAAGCAGAGAGTGAGATTCGTAATGTTATGGGAGTTATCCATTTTTCAAACTGGATAGCAGACAATCCAAACCTAACTAACGAAATCTACTACGAGCAGCTGCTAGACTGCATCTGCAATGTTATCAACTACATCGCTACAGTTGGAGCAAAGGCAGGTCAGGGCGTTGCTTCTGTTTCAAACGATGGCTATAGCGAAAGCTACGTGCTACAGA